CAAAGGAAGCGCGTCAACTCTCGGCGTGGAAAAGGAAAAGCCCATGATCAAGCCCCTGTGCCAAGCCTGCCAGCGCATCCCCGCCTCGCGGCAGGTCTGGTCAGAGAACCGGCGCAAGCGCATGTGGAAGTGCGAGACGTGCCTGAACAAGCTGCACGCCCCGCTGCGGCCCGACATGCACGACGACAAGCGCGAGCGCGAGCCCCGATACGATGATCGTTTCGAGACCGCGCCGGATGGGAGGCCGCTGCGCGGCTAGCGAACTCGCCGCGCGCGCAACGCACCGCCACCATTCATCGCTCCGGCGGTGAAGGTGGCGTTAATGACTACGTAAATCGTGGTCGTGGCCGCTAGGCTAAAGCGCACGACAGGCAGCGCGTGGACGATGTTGTTGTTGCCAAGCACGACGGCAGCCATCCGATGCTCTACGTAATCCCCTAGTGTCGCAAGCACGCCAGACGTTGTGGATATGCCGCCGATCAGCGACGTGATGGACGTGCCCGCGTTGGGCAGGACACCGAACACGCCCGTCACGTCCCAATCCCCAGCGGGCAGCGACATGCTCAGGACACTGGTTCCGACCATTGTCGTGACCGGCGTAGCACCGGGAGGGCTGCTGCGATGAATGTACTCGCCGACCATGCCCGCTGCCGCATCATCTGCCTTGGCGGTTCCGACCACGCCGCCGTGCGGGTTGATCTTGCCTGCGATCTCCATGCCGGTGCTGTCCACGTCGACCACCGTCGCGCCCGCCGACGTGATCGCCACGTGCCCGGCGCTTACGCGCGTCATGCCAGTCCCCACGTCGCCCGCGAACGCCACGCCGGGCGCGGCCAGCGTGCCCGGCGCAGCCAGCAGCGGGCCGGTGAGCGTGCCGCCGGAGAGCGGCAGGTACGCCGCCAAGCTCACGTCCTGCGCGAGCGCGTGCCATTCAGTGCCGTCATACAGCAGGCTGTCGCCGCGCTTGATCGCGCCGCCCGCTATGCCGGTGAAGCTGGCGTGCGCCGTGCCGTCGGCCTGCGCGATCCAGTAGTCCGCGCGCGTCGCAGCCGGCGCAGCAGCCGTCACGTCGAGCGCGCCTTTGAAAATCAGCGCGCCGGAAACGGGCAGCATGCTCACCGCGATGCGCCCGCTGCCGTCCAGTTGCGGCACCTTGCCCGCGCTCGCCGCGCCCGCGCTCGCCGCCACCAGATCGGCCAGCTTCACCGCCAGCGCGTCCTGCGTGTCGACGTAGGCCTTGGTCACGCCACCTGCGCCTGCGCCGCCGCCGGAGGAATACGGCAGCGCGCTGAACGGTCGCGTGCCGTCGCCGATCTTGATCTTGGTTTCGGTCGAGCTGACGTGCTCGACGGCGATCTCGCCGTCCCCGAGGATCAGGTCGTTCGCGGCCCACTCGAGCGTGGTTCCGGTCAGTTGGCGCTGGCGGGCGAGGATGGTATTCGGCATGGCGAGTGTCCTTTTAGAGAATGGCTGCGGGTGCCGCCGGCGTGCCGGATGTGTACGTCGTGGCGTTGTTCGGTGCGGCAGGCGTGCCCGCCACGATCCAATCGGTCGGCAGGTCAGCCAGCGCGAGCGTGCGCGAGCGTGCGATGTTCCAGTTGCCGGTCATGAACGCCGGGCCTCCGGTGCCGAAGTCGCTGTCGCCCGGCATCCACTCCAGCGTGGCCTCGAGCCGCCAGTAGTAGCCGTCGCGCGTGTTGATCAGTTCCGTGCGCAGGTCGTCGATCAGCCGCACGGCATGCGGCACGGTCTGCTTCTGTTTCAGCCCTGCCAGCGCGGACGGGAGCGAGAGCGTGAACCAGCTGAAGCCGTTGATGTTGAGCCAGTTCAGCATCTGCCCCCACGTGGGCGACTGCTTGACGAGCCACGACACGCGAAAGGCGTGCGGTATCTGGCGGTGCAGCCGGCGCTGGCGCGTGTTCCCGCCCTCGAACGGCGTGCGCACGACGGCGGTGTAAATCTCTGCCGCGAAGCCCTCGACCAGGGGACAAGGGAACGACTGCGGCCAGCTAGGCGTGGTCATGGGTCACTCCGGGTTCTGCGAGAACGTGTCGATCAGTTGGTGAGGCATCGCGCCCGTGTAGATCGCTGGGTCGTACCTGACCGCCCCTATTCTAATGCGCGTGTCTGAGGCGGGCGACATGGTCGTGACGATCCAATCGTCCACGCGCGCCGCGTCGGCGACAAAAGCGACCAGCGTCGCCTCTTGGTCGGAGTTGGCGGGCACCGGCTCGAAAGGCGGCGCGCCCGGCAGCACGACCTCGTTCGGGTTTGCGCCCTGTACCACGCCGGCAATCGTGTGCGGGATGCCCGCTGGATCGCGCAGGATGACCGTATGGGCGGCTCCCGCCGTTCCCCAGTCCGGGATACCGTCCAGCACCAGAACGCTGCCACGGACCGCGTATACGCGCAGGCTCTCCCCCCAGCGCGGCAGGGAGTGGGAGACGGCGATCCGGTCGCCGTGGCGCACGGCAAGCCCCTCCAGTTCGGTCTCGAACACGATGGACTTGCGCTGCAGGCGACGGCGGTTGTGGAGCAGCGTCGCGTGCTGCTCTGCCACCGTGCGGTCGGTGCAGCCGAACAGGGTGACGTTCTCCGTGTCTTCTCGCCCGGCGGGCGTGGTGACGTAGGCCGGGCTGAACGTGAGCGGGTCGCGGTATTCAATGCGTACCGCCGTCGGGTCGCCTATTCGGGCGTACTCGTATTCAATGGCGAGCGACCCGGCGACGATGTTGTTGTCGGTGAACATCGCCATGCGGTAGGACTTCACCGTGTCGTTCGCCAGGCTTATCTTGCTGCCGACGGGTAGCGGCGCCGCGGCAACGGTCTGCACCGAAAGCGCGGCCGCTTCCCAGACCGTGCTGGTGCGGTCGAACACGGCATTGAATCCGTTGTGCGCCGCCCAGCGACCGTGCGCGGCCTGCATCGCGTCCATGTCGAACTCTGCCGCGCCGGCGGGTCGCCGCCCGCCATAGTCTGCGGTCACGATGTCGATCAGCGCATCGACCGGGTTGCGCGTCGCAGCCAGCGCGCCCGTCCCCAGCGCGCGCAGCTTGCGCGTGACCCGGAAGCGCACCTCGTTGGATGAGCCGGACGCGATGCCGTTGCTCGCCTTGATCTTGACCGCCGCGAGCGTGACGTTGCCGTAGGCGCGACCGGTATGGGCGGTGAGCCGGAACTTCAGCCCGACCCACAGCACGCGATCTGCCACCTGCGCGTTGCCGGAGGCCGGGTAGTTGCGATGCACGCGGCAGGTGTAGCGCCCGGTGGGCAGCGTCCACTTCAGCGTGTGCCGCTGCGGCGTGTTCGTCGCGTGCGTGAACGTGTGGTCGTAGACGATGGGCGCGCCGATGGGCGTGTTGGCCGGGTCGATCTGCTGGAACTCGATGCGGATCGTGACGATGCGCGTGGACGGCTGGCCGGTGGTCGGGTTCATGATGAACAGGCCATTGGGCAGCGAAAAGTCGAGCGCGGCTTCGGTGCCCACCTTGCCCGGTCGGCACATTTCGAACGGCCCGACCCATTGCGGCCCGGCATCGTTCGGGATCAACTCCTGATCGCCCACCTCGCCGCAGGTGACCACGTTCTCGGGCACGCCTGTCGCCGCTTCGATCACGCCGAACGCGCTGCGGTGATCCGCCGGGGAGAAGATGCGGTACGTGAACACGTCGGCGGGCAGGTTCACTACGTTGCTCTCGCCGATCATCGCGCCGTGTACGTCGAACTCACCGTGCCCGAGACATAGCAGCGCGTGCAAGTACATCTCGTTCGCCACGAACTCGGTCATCGGTTGCGCGGCATAGTCCGGCACCAGCACGACATCGCCGTAGACCGCCGGTATCGGCTGGCCGAGGCGCGCTTGGTTCTTGGTCGGCGCGATGGAGTAGACCGGGCTGGCCTCGGGGCTGTTGTTGACGGACAGGTTCTGCGGCGTGGAACCCTTGCCGCCGAATATCTGCGCCACCAGCATGTTGACTGCCATGCTGATAGCGGTGCTGATGACGATCTGCCAGATGCTAGCGCCAGCGACTGCCGCGATGGCGGGACTACCTGCGATCAGCACGTTGTCCTGCGCGCCCAGGACGATGTCATCCTCGCGCAGCGCGCCGTTCACGTAGACGCGGCACGTCGGCGGCATGTGCGCCGCGTGTTCCTCCATCCAGTCGAACAGGCGCGTGCCAGCAGCCGCGTAGAAGTGCTTGCGCTCGGATTGCGCCAGCACGGAACGGATGACGAGGATCACTGCCACGGGTAGAACCTCGCGTGCTGGTAGAAGAACTGGAACGCATTGGCGCGAACGACGACAACGCCGTGCGTGTGCGTAGTGTGAATGACGTGCTGCCCGTCGAACGTCACGCCTGCGTGGCCGCGCTTGTCATCCAGCACGACCGTATTAGGGCGCGGCTCCGTAGTGCCGGCGTGCTCGCCGATGCTCGACTGCGCGAGCCGGATGATGCCGGTGCGGCTCAGTCCAGCCGTGTCATAGTCGGGCAGCTTGCCGCCAGCGCGGCGCACCAGTTCCAGCACCAGCCCCCAGCAATCGTAGGCATCAGGCCCGCGCGCGCCGATAGCGTAGTGCTTGCCGATGAGGTCGTCGATCTGCACGGTCATCGGTCGAGCCCCGGGAAAAAATATGGCCCTTCTCCTCCGGCTTGGTAGACGATGGACGGGAATTGAAAGTTCAGCATGTCGCTGCGCCCTGCCGTGCCGCTAATCGCCTCGTTCGTCATCGTCAGCTTGTCGAGCGACAGGCGCAGCGGCTCCATCTGCGGCGCGGTCGTGTCGGAGCGCAGGTAGACGCGGTACACGACTTCGATGCGCGAGTCCGGCGCAGTGCTGCTGGCCTCGATCTCGCTCACCATGTCCGCGCCCGCGTTGGCGATGGTGATGTCGAGCAGTTGCGCGCCCTGCGCGTCGCTCGCCGGCAGCTTCACCGCGAACGGCAGCGGCAGGAACTCCACTACCGTGCCGGACTCAAGGGTCGCCTTGAATGCCACGTTGTTAGAAGTCAGGTAATGCACCTTGCTGAATCGCGGGTGCGACAGCTCGAGCGTGTGCAGTATCTGCTCGGCGTTCGGCGCGGAGGCCCACGCCGTGCGCAGTCGCCGCGTAGGCAGGCTCATCGCGCGAAGCCCCGGTTCAGGTTGTACGTGCCTTGGAACACGGACGAGAGCGCGTTGCCGCCACGCTGTATGTCGTTGATGATGCTCGCCTTCACGCGGTCGATGGTCACCGTGATGTCGCCGTTGGCGTCCTGCGTGGCGCGCGCCTCGGTGCCGGGCGCGTTGTTGTTCACGACAACGTTCACCGCCGCAGCCTTCACGCCCAGATCGCCCGCGCTGTCGCGGCGCAGCGGCAAGATAGCCTCCGGCCCCGCCTCGCCCAGCATGCCCATGCGACCGAACGTGCCGCCATTGGCGAACCGGAACAGCGTCGGCTGCGAGTAGATGCCTTGCGCGAGGCCGGTGCCTCCAGCGAAGCTGTTGCCGTGCGCGAACTTCAGGCCCAGCCCCGGAAAGGAAGACGCGATGGCGCGCATCGCCTGCACGCGCAGCAGTTCCGCGATGATGCTCGCTGCCATCGTCTTGAATGCGTCGGCGAGGGACTTGGTTCCTTCGATGTTAGTCTTGAAGAACGTGGACAACGAATTGCCGACCACCTTGCTGAACGGGTCGATTTTCTCCTTCGCTTCGGTGACCTTGGTGGCAAGGTTCTCCATCATGCGCGAATACTGCTCGCCGTTGATCACGCCTTCAAAGAACAGGTCATCCAGCCGGGCCATCGTTTCTGCGTATTTCCGCGCAGCCGCCGCTGCCGGGTCCATCATGTCGATAAAAGACTGCTGCTCTTGACGCGCGCGCTCTTGGGATGCTTCGTACTTTTCCGTAGCCGCCCGCACCTCTGTCATGATCCGTTCCCACGACTCCAGTTCAGAGACGTAGGCCGCAGCCGCAACGCGCTGCCGATCCAGCGCGTCGATCTGCTCCAGTATCGCGGTCTTCTGCTGGCGCTGCGCTGCGGTTGCCGTCTCCAGACCAAGCGCCAACCGGCGGTTGTACTCGTCCACTCGCGACAGGGGCGCGACCATCTTTTCGTATTCCAGCGCGAGCGTGGCGAGTTCCTTGGCGAACGCCTCTGCGGCCTTCTTCAGCTTGTCGCCCTCGCCGCCATCAAAGATGCGCGGCAGTATGTTCGTCTTGCGCGGCGCGGGCGTTTTCGGGTTGACGAACTGCTGCTGGATGCCAGCGATGGCCTTGGTGGCCGATGCCTCCAGCGCCTCCACGTCGGCGACCCAGCTTTTGAATATGC